GTTCACTTCCCCAACTTATAGTTTCACCTGAGCGAGTACCTATTTTACAAGCCTGTTGAGTAGATCCATTTTGATAAGTGAAACAATATGTTAAGCCATCTTTAGCTACTGCCATCGCAAACAAATCAGTAACATAAGTTCCCATATTTCCAAGTGAACCTTGTGAAGCTGTGCCTGTGTTAGTTACGTTTGCTTGACCTGCTTGAGCAAAATCTCCATCTGCTTCTACAATTACAGCCTTACCTTTGGTAACAGTACCATCAGCTTTACCTACGATTGTATTTGCAGGAAATGTTTTTAACTCTAGTGCCGTTGCACTTAATGCTGTTCCGACAAATTGAGTTGCTTGAGCAACTCCACTGCCATTTAATCTTGTAACAATATTTCCTGCACTTGTGGTGTAGTAGTCTTTATCAACAGTCAGTGATGTCTGAGCATTATTTATACTTCCATGAACATTAATTTGTACAGGATTGGTCGTTGTTGCAGAATTTGATGCAATGCCAAAGAAATTTGTTGAATTGAGGTTGGATGTTGTTACTGTAGCAAAGAAGGCAGTTGAGTAGGCTACTTTATTGCTATCACTTCTGTCATTAAGACCTACTAAAAATCCTTTATTTGCACCAAAGGATGCTGAACCAGAATGTAAGAATATATCACCATTACTCATTGTTCCACCAGTTGCTACACTAAATGATGAAGCTCCAGGTGTTATCGTTTTATAAGTTAATCTATCACTGTTATCATCATCTCTGTAAAAGAACATAATCTTATTATTAACTGTGTCCATTTCTACATCAGCTTGAGACATACCTCCAGCACCATCCCAAATTGTTGCTGTTCCTGTATATGATATAGAGTTTGATCCAGCATTGATTGTGCCTATAGTACCTTTCCACAGAGGATTAGAACCATCATCATTTCTCCAAGTAATAAACACTTTATTATTTTGTGTGTCGTAACAAGCTGAAACATAATCTGCATCATCTGATCCAGAGAAATCAACACCAGTACCAACAGTGTCAGTAGGGCTACTTGCTGTTCCACCGAAGCCTATAACAAAAGCTTTACCAACATCACCATCCGATCCATCAAATGTTGCATAAATAGCTTTTCCGTTGTCTGGATCAGCAACTATATCTGCTCTATCCATATGAGCATTTGTACTCATAAAACTTTCTTCTGATGTACTACCAGCTATTGTTCCGTTAGATATATTTAATGTATGACTTTGAACATAAGTAGTAGCTGATCCTCCACCAGGTGCAGTAGAATATACATGAGCAATTACACCGCAAACTGGGCTGTAAGGAGAACCTGAAAATGCTGATGATGGAACATAAGCTACTTTATTTCCACTGGGATTATCTGATATATTTGCAGCAGCAGTTTGTGTAAATGATGTGCCTGATATACTGAAAACTCTAAGCTTACAAGCTCCTCCATCATCATAAGATGCAATTACATATCCATCACCAGCCGTTAAAGAAGGCTCGTTATCAAGCCCAGTATTTTCAACAACATGAGGTGTTCCCCATGTTACAGTTCCACTAGACCAAGAGCCAGCTACTATTGTTGGATAGTTACTGTTTGAAGTGTCTCTATAAAACATTACAAATCTTTCAGAGCTGGCTTCATAGGCTGTTGCAACATGGTCTGTAGATGTATCTGATCCATTCATGTCTGTTATTTGTTTTACTGTTGGTGATGTATCTACTGAAGTAGTCTCAAAAACTTGCGTAACTGTACCATTTGTATTCTGTATAACTGGTTTACCTGCTGTGATCGTACCTGAAGCGGTAAAGGTAGGAGAAAGACCTTCATCGTTAAATGTAGAGCGATTTGATGGATATGTAACAAAAGCAGTATGAGTTCCTGATGTAAGACTTATAGCATTATCACTATTTGAACTTTCTAAAATAGTTGTTCTAGCAAGTGTATTACCTGTGTAAGTTCCAACTCCTACTTCAAAAGCAGTTCCATTAGCATCCTCTATACAATAAAAAGTTGTAGAGCCATCGCCAAGAACAGAAAAAGCCTGAAATCCATTAGGTGGTGAATTAGCAAGAGTTATAGTTCCTGTGCCAGTTGTGGTACTAGTGTCTTTTACACGATCCTTAACAATACGAGCCATATAGGTTTACCCCACTAAGCTATGCGAATTATAGCGTTACTTGCGTCAGGTGTTGGAAATTGTATTGTAAAATCTCCAGCACTTGATGATTTATCAGAACCAAAATCAAGAATTGCTACTGATTTATTAGATTGTGTAGAATTATAAATCATTGCACCACGAGCTGTAATAGTCGAAGTACTCCAAGTTGTATCTCCAAAATCTGTAATAGCAGTAGTTCCTGATGGATTTGTTGGCGTTACATTAGTTAACGTATTCCCTCCAGACGTGTAAGCAGTTCCAGATGCTTCATTAGTTGTTGTAAATGCTGTTGTAGTTGCATTTATAGTTGCAGATGATGTGTAAAGAGCAATTTTAAATGTTGCTCCCGTACCTGCGGATCCGCCGCCAGATCCTGAAAAAAAGTTATGAACACCTTGTAAAAGTTCAACCTTAAAACTAGTGGTCATTGCTTGAGTTATTGCCATTTTATATTCTCCTTATAATTTCGGCTATATCATTGTGTCCTTGTGAGGACAATGTACCACATATAGTCGTACGTTCAGATAAGATAGCTTGTTTCATGTAATAAGTCATTACACTTCTTACATTTTCTTTAAATGCTTCTGCCTGCTCTCTTATTGCAGGAGGAGCGTCAGCGGATACAGAAATAATATGATCAGTTGCTCTATCAGCCCAATGATCTACTCCTAATCCAGTGTTGTTTGTAGTTACCACTTTTACAGAGCTTATATTAGCTCCCATCTCTTCTGTAAACATATTATGTTACCTCTATTCTTAAACTATCAAAACGATACTCATCTCGTCTGTCTCTACCTTCAAATAAATTCTTCTGACGAGAAATTTCTTCCATAAACCTTTTTTCATATTCTGCTAAAAGGGTAGGTTCTCCCTTCATAAATATATAAGCTTCAATTAAAGCACCATACAGCATAGCATTTCTTGAATTTTCAGACAAGTAAGTGCCACTTGTATTAACTGTAAGGCTCGGAGGTCTATATAAATAATTTAACTCCATAGAATAATTAGAATCAGGAGTAGGTGAAATTAAAAATGTATTATCTTCACCAGCTGTATTACTTCCTGCATCAAAATCTGCATAATATTTTGGTAAACCATTTAAATTTGCTTGAGCAGGGTCTATGTCATATTCTTGAATAAAAGAAGGATGTTTTTTATCTAAATAATGATAATCACCATTTGCATCTATTACAGCTAAAGAAAAAGACGCTAAATAGTCTGTGGGTCCTTTTAAAAATCTATTTCCTGTTGTTACATTACCTGTAGCAGTTTTTCTAAATACATTTACTTGAACTAACTCTAACATTCTTTCTTCTGCTGATAATATAAAATCATCTAGAGTGCTAACAAAACTTGCTTCAGTGTTTTGTGTGTAATTTTGTATAAGTGTTTTTAATTCTGCTAATGTCATGTCGTTACCACCGTTACTGTTCCTACGCTTCCATTAATAGCAGAAAATGCAAGTGCTGTTCCAATTGGATCTACTACTAAAGAGTTAAAAGCATTTACTTTTGTCGTTCTTACTAAACCATCGCCCGCAGGTACATCTTTATCAGGTCTTGGTTCATACAAAGCTTGTGGATCAGCAAAGTTTAACCTTACTTCAAGCTGAGGTTGTTTAGGTTCCCAACATTCTGGGCATGTTTTAAAACCATTCCATTCATTATGCAATTCTCTTAGCAAATATCTTTGTCCACATCTATCGCATTGCCCTAAAGCTCTTCTTCCGTTTGCATAAGCCATTAACTAAGTCTCCTATAGCTTCGCATAGAAGGTCTAACTTGATAACTTTGACGAACTTCGTCTTGATCAGCTGCTCTTTTAAATTCTTCTTCATAACTTTGTTTTAACAGCATAGTTCTTTCTGGTGCTCTTTTAATAGAAAGATAATATGCAAGACCAGCTGCCAAACAAGGGTAAAACCTAAAAGGAACTTGCATTGTGTTTGGCCCGTAGTCTGCATCTTCTATTCGTCTTAAATAATTAAACACTAAACTGTCATTATTGTTATTAGATGTAGGCCATATTTGAATTTTTGGAGAAATTTGTTTATCAATAAAATATTGACTTGGTTGACCTTCTGTTGATTTATCAGGAATTTGAAGATATTCATTTCTGCCTATAGGTTGAATTATAATATCAGAATTTGATCCATTATTTATAGTTCTGTAGGCAAGACCTAAAACATCAATAGCACCTTCTGGTAAACTATAGTCTGTTTGACCTTTAACAAGAGTTTCTGTGTGTTGAACAACTGTCCACTGATTAAGACCTCTATTAGCCCAATCAGCTAACATAAGATTTAAACTTCTTTGAGCAGTTTTTAAATCATAACCAGTTCGTAATTGTAGACCGCACCTTTCAAAGGCTTCTTCAACGTATTCTGCTACGTCTAATTCAAAATCTCTACTATTACTGGTAGCCATGTCATTATCCTATCTTAGTAAACTTTCGTTTTCCTGGAGCTATTGCACCACATCCTATATTACCAGATTTTGACCCTGGTTTTAAGGATTCTCCATTATAACCTACTAAACCACCAGAGCGATACTTTTTTATTCCTCCA